GAAGGATCCCGAAAACAAGGTAAAATTGGGAATTTTCAGACAAATACGAGAAGCTTCAAAACTTTACTGGCGTGAACTTAACGCAACATATGGGTTCGATGAACTCATATGGTTTGTAAATCGTGGTACGATCGCACAGATAGATTTTAGACAGTACAGTCGGGAGGCGCAGAGGGATCGGGTGTAGCCGAGGTCCGTGGCTCTTCTCGTATCGAGAGTTTTTTTAATTTCAAATGTAGTTCTCTGTTCTCGTCGGGAATCTATGATTTCCATACCTACCTAACTAAATTATTATTTTAAGTCCATGAAACCATTTTCAAAGTACATGGTTTGATACCCTGTATAGTACATATGCATCGAATATACATTCGAAACATCAGTTAATTCAACATCGATCGTAGTTTTATCCGATTGAATATCAACGAAATCTATAACACCCGATGGAATGGTATTTTTTGGTCGAATCGCGAAACTGTATGTGTATATATTACGAAGTGGGATAGTTAAACGCGTGTCGGATGGTATCTTATATTTATAGTAATTGGCTGTCGCATCTGTTATATTCGGAAGTCTATTACCGAGTAGATATATGAATCCCGATTTCATGACGTTCCCAAAAAACGAGCTTCCCGTGTCATAAGATGGAGCTGTTGAAAAGTTGAACCGATTCTGGTAATAATATTCATCTTGAATTGTAGTTGTGGGTTGTCGCGCGATACCTTCATCTTCAAATGTTTGTCGTCTAAAAAACCAATGTAAACATTTTACAGGTATGTTTGGTACAAGATTGTTTCTCACAAACTCTTTTCCCAATTCGGTTGTCGTCGATGGATGTCGTTTCACAAAATCTGTGCTTATCTTGAGCGGTTGTTTCGTCATGTATAATCTTTCTTCATCCGAAACTGTAATTTCTTCAGTAATTATATCAAACTCTTTTAGGGTCAACACAGTTGAAGTATCGGTAAAAAATGTTTGTTGGTGAAATTCGAGTTCAAATGTAATTTTTTGTTTGTGTATAGAACACACTGGAAAATAGGGTTTGTTTGGTTCATTTATTTTATATTCATCATTCGTATACTTCCTTGAAAAAAAGAATGGGATAGGTATCATTAGGTTGGTTTCGTACAGAGCCAAATCCGAAAATCCTGGTAGCGTAGCGTCGTCGAAACGCAAATTTCTATTTAACAAATACACATTTGTAATCTTTTCTGAAATTTCCAGATACAATTCATCATGTATGATTCCCCAATCGTCATGGATTTTTTCTATTTCAATTTCATCCACATACATCGTGATACTCTTTAATATATGTCTACCTACCTGATCAGCATAATTATTGGTATTCGATTCCAATTTAGGTAATTTCAAGCTTAGCCACATGTTACTTAATAAGTCTCCCATATTTCTCGGATTAAATTCAATTTTCAAAGTTTGTCCAAAAGGCCATCCTTCGGACGTATTTGGATTTATGACATTTCTATCTCGGTGATATTTTATAAAATTGGAATGCCTAAAAACGTCTCTCGGTACAAATGACGATTCTTTGGAAAGTAGGTGAGTGTCATGCTTTCCAATAGCTTTAAGTGATATATTTGACGCTTCACCCATGCCTTATATATCAGTCTATTTTTTAATATAACAAGTTTGCGACGCCTTTACAAACTCTCAACACATTATAACTCAACGCGTACACTTTTATTTTTCTCGTTGTAGGTGGGGTGCACCTAAATAATTCAGTTTCGAGGATTTGATTTTTTATATGACTGAAATTGATTTGTCCAGTTGGGTACCATTCTTCAGGTTTTAATGCGAAACTATAAGAATAAAAACGTCTGATGAGTTGCGTTCTCGTGTGATGGATACGACCCTGAACAGCTTTGAGAAATTGCACGTTTCCTACTTTTTCCGAAATTATAACCTGATCATCCAACTTTAATTCAAGATGTTTAAGATTTTCATATAAAATATACGTATCGTCTATAAAGGAATCGGAATTATCATAGTCAAAGGGGGATACACCTTCTCGCTGGATTACGAAGTATAGTTCTTTAACGGGATTTACAAAGTTCAATAAAACCTTTTTTTTATCTTCGTCTTCATCGAGTTCAAAAATAATTTCCTGAATCTGCGTTATTATATGATCTCGGTCGTCGTTAGTGTTCTTCTCTGTGATAATTAAATCGGTCGACAGCGTTGCGTCGAGTAGACTCAGTTTTTCTGCGTTCACTATAGGATAGGTACCATTTATATCAGTGAGAAGGTGTTTAGAGTCTCTTAATTTTATTTCAACTTCGATTAGTTGTTTGTGTATTGAAGAAATAGGTAATGCTAATTCTGGGTGTTTGTAAAAGTAAAAAGGAAGTTCTACGATCATTTCGACATCAGTACCATCTTTGCCTGTAGTGTTATATGCGAGTATTCGTTTGTCGGATACAGGAATAGTGGCTACTTGTATAGGATATTTACCGATACGTTCTTCGAGTGTATATTGATGTGTGAGTGATACGTTGTGTTCCGAGTATATTTGAAAATAATCGGAAGGTAGGTACTGTATCAATTCTCCACCGATATATAACTTCGCGTCTTCTATGATGGCGTGTCCGATTGATTCAATGTAACAAACATCGGGTGTGTGTATTCCGGGAAGTTTTATTTTCAATGAAAGTTTGGTCAAAAACGTACCACAATTTTGTGGGATTACAAACTTGATACTTTTATTAAAATCTGGTTTAGTTTCTGCGTTTAATTCTCTAGAAAAAACGGAGAAATGTTCCCTTTTCTTGTACACTCTATGAAAATAGGAATATTCTGGATTAATCGTAAATTCATTTCCCTTAGAACCACTCGACTGAAGTTGAACGATACCAGCCATTACTATTATACACAATTAAAATCTTAAACCTGCTAAACCATCACGGAACACGAGTACATTGTAATTTACTGCGTACACTCGAGTATCATGTTCTTGTGAAACGGTTGCGGGTACCGTTAGTAATGACTGTGTGGTGGTTGTTTCTGTTTGAGTTCGAATACCTTCTTCGGAAGTTATAGTATTTTCAATCCCAGTAATGATGTTATCACGTGTTGTCTCATTCACTTCTATACGCGTTTTCTCTTCCTGCACCTCTTGAACACTGTCAAAGGGAGTTGTTGTGACTACTGTAGTAATTGCAGTTGATGTGAGTGTTTTAATATCAACTTTATATCTTGGCTGAAGTGGTACGCGATTAGTAATCTCAATCTCCCCCAACAATCTTGATGTGACGCGATAATCAGCACTATCTCGATCCAGTTCTGAGATTGTAACTCGCGAATCGTTAATATAAATTTTATTAGTATCGGGTGAACTGTATACAAATTTAGAACCATCTTCACTTATTGAAACATCAGTAATTTGTCCAGTTCCACTAGCATTGTGATAACTTACGAACGATGCATCAGTTGTACAGTCTTCATGTGACCATATTTCTATACCACCAGACCTTGACCCTATTATAATCCTTTCACCATCTGAACTGATATCTACCCTGGTTCCGAAGTTGGTGAGACCTGATGTATTTGGTGTAATTTGGTGTTGTTCATTATCAATTAAACAATATAAGAATGCGCAACCACCATTCCAATTGGGAGCGCCTACGATAATTTTTTCCGCGTCATCACTTATTGCTATTGATCTACCGAACATACTTCTACTTGGGTTCGATGGATCGGGTGTTGGTAAATACAGTTCTTCTGAAAAGGACCATGTATTATTAATGTATGTGTACAAGAATATTCTACCATCACAGTTTATCGTCCCTGTGTCATTCCCATGCATACTCACACATAGTGTGTTACCGTCACCTGTCAACGCGACTTGTACACCATAATTTCCAGATTGTATGGGTAATTGTATCTGATTAGAACTCCATTGGTCATTAGAATAATTGTAAATGACTACAACATTAGCATCTGTCGATTGTTCACCGGGAATCACAATTCCACTCACAGCGAACCTATTTCCTAATTTATCCATGGACATACTATGACCATAATGCATACGGGGGAGATTTGAAGGTCTACCGAATTGTACAATAGTGCTCCATGTCCCTTGACCAACTGTACTTTCAGCCCAAGACTCTGTATATCTCCATATATCAATAGTCTCATCAATCGGATAATTTATTTGCCTGTAGTTAGAACCTACTATTACAGACCCATCAAAATTAATGACAGTTTGTTTAGCGGTATTATTCGTATGAACAACGTTTGGGTTAACCCTGGCTGTTTTATTACTTACAAAGTATTCCCTTATAAAAGTCTCATTTGGAACAAAACCACCGAAAGTAGCTGGTTCGGTAATTTCTAAAATATGTCTATATATGTATGCTGCTACTCCTAGATAATCCCCCGCATGTGTAGAAATAATACGCGAACCATCCTTACTTATTTTACAAATACTTCCATATTCTGAAGGATCGGTTTCTATGTCAAATTTTATGGTAGTAGGAGGAGGTTCTGATACCACCTCTACAGATGTAATGGATCCATCGGGATTAGTCCGTGAGGAAAACACCCTTATCGAAACACCGGTCCCACTTCCACCAGCAGTCCCCGCATTAGTAGGTTCTGTCAAGGTTGGATTTGATATTCCAAATACCACTTCGGAACCGGGACTGGTTAAACTCAAATTTTCGGTCGCATTTCCATTAATGTTTGTGGTACCATTGTCGTTCGTTGCGTCTGTATTTACTAATGGTTCAGAATCTACCGAGTTCCGTAATAAATTATCTATATCCCCTATGACTCTCACTGGGGTAGTAGTGGTTGGTACAGATGTAAGTGTATCTGTAAATTCTATTTGAGTGGAAGGTGGTGTGAATCCGATGGTACCTGTACGTGTGAAAATTCTGAATGTAGACTCGGATGCAGTCGAAACGATCGTTTTTTGTCCTAAAGTTTCAGATGGTGGTCCTACCACTGGGTTCTGATATATCGTATCTGTAGAAGATGACGTATCTATGGTAATCACTGGTGTACCATCAACTTCTGAGACAATTACTACATTGACAGGAAGATTTAATGTGTTTACGAGTGTCGTAACCGTCACAACATCAGCTACAGCCGTTGGTTGAATAGGATTAAGAGACAAACCAATAGTTTGAGTGACGGTTGTAGCGGTGGTAACTGTCGTTTCCACCTGTTCTTTTTTTGTAGTGATGTTATTTGTCACTGTCACAGGTGTAGTTGTTGTCGTTGTTGTATCTTCTGTGACTGTTTCTGTGAATGGGACTTGTGTATCAGTTGATATAGTAAAAGGTATTGAAGAATTTTCGGTGTCGATTTGTGTAGTGAGTGTGTTGGTATTAATGTTTGTTAGGGGTTCAATTTCTATATTTAACAATTTATGTGAAATTCTCGACATGTTCAAGTGACCCGATGGCTCACTTTCCGTAGGGTGTAACCCAAATGTGTGCACACCAAAAATACTGGGTCCGAATTTTCTTTGTTCTATTTCTATTGGACCTCCAAATTCACTCGCGATGGGTGAGTTTAGGTATTTCTCCAAGGTGTGGTCGTATCCGACCTCTTTACCTGTTTTATGAAATAATGTTTCGTTATTTAATTTCAATTCTAGACTTTTGATTGTATTATATTGATTCGAAAAGTTATTTTCTGACGCTACATTTGACTGTGAAACAAATAACATCTCTTTTATTGGGTGTTTAAAGTTGAGCATGACTTCCTTTTTCAAATCCATTTTGAATTCTGATAACTGTACTTGTGTGATAATACGACTGATTTCACTTGACATAAAGAATGCCCTTTCTTCGGGGGCTACATAAACATATTCGACATTAAGGGATAAACGATTGATTTTACCCCCAAAAGAGTTTTTGTCTAGGATGACTTCACTGAAATCTCGTAGTTTTAATCTAACTTCTACACTTTGTTTTGTTAATGCGCATATAGGAATTGATAATTCTGGATTCCTATAAAAATGGAATGGTAAATCGAGGAAGTAAATGTACTCATCTTCGTAATAATCTAATAGGTCACCGTGTCCCGTTAAAAAATAAAGTGTTTGTCTCGTATCGTAATCATTGTTTCGTAATTGTTGATACAGATATATATATTCACCTGTAATTTTCTCAATTAATTGACTACCTATATAAAGTTCTGCAAACTCTACTAATCGAGACATGAATGATGGTGACCAGGATGTCCCACGAGGTGATAGAGGATTCCTGGCGAGTTTGACTGTAAGATTTTTTATAAAGTCTCCTTTAAATGTGGGTATCCTGCACGTGATTAACTCCCCATAGTCTTTGACACCATCAAACTGACATTCATTAATTTCAAACGCGAAAGGAGTATGTCTTTTGAATGTGGACAAAAAATGAGACATTTTTGGAGAACTCGTCAAGAATGTATCTTCTATACCCGTAGTGGCCAAATTCAAACGCCCAGCCATCCTTGTGAATACTAGTTTTTATTTTTTTAAACATAATTAAACAGAATAATGGTATCACTTTTAAGGATGAATGATCTACGTCAGGTTATGCAACTCATCGACAAACACTCGAGTATCTTACCCGAAGGGGACTATCTCGAATTATGTAAGCACTTGAAGAATGCGTACAACCAGAGAGCCGATCCTGTGTATTTCTTTGACTACGAGAACTTTTCGGTTTTACCGGTCGGTTCAACACCTGAAACGAATAAATATTTTCAAGAGTATTATCTCGACAAGGCGTTGAACATAGACAGTGATTTTCTACTTGGTCAGATAATCTACCTTCAAAAGGAACTCATGGACGCACAACCGATTAGACGTATCACGAAGACGATCAGAGAACGGGTCATTCATCATTACCGCATGATACACGGGGTGGATACAGAAGAATTTCCCAAAAAGACTTTACAGATAATGTGTAAATCGTTTATCGATACGGAGAATGAATTCCGAGAGCGGTATTGTGCGGCAGTCGAGAAACGACTTGAATGGTTGGAGGAAGCGGATGACCGACTCGGTGAGATGTAAAAAAACTCAGGATAAAATCACGAAATCCAAACCTAAGTCACGACCCAAAACTCCAAAAAGTATGTAAAAATGGAGAGTCTCACTGAACTCATGGAACAACTCGACCTCATTTCCAAGTCAATTCCAGAGGGGAATTACTTGAAGATGTGTAACAACATCAAAAACCTTCACACTGATATTCGAAACAGGGATCCTCCTGTGACCGACGCGCGTCGTCCCATGATGGCAGTACCTTTTATGCCAATTATGAATGAATATGATGTGTGGGCGGAAGATCAGGCGGCGATCATTTATATGGAGGAGCAGATCAAGATGAAACGAAAGCACTTAAAAATGCTCAAGGTTCGTAAGAACGTCACTGAGGTTGTTAAGACGGGCGCTATCAAGGAGAAGGCGCAGCAGCTTGGGTTCAGGATGAGGAGCTACACGATGGAAAACCTTCGTGCGAAAGGGGTCAGGATCCCAGACGAACGAGTTTTTTATAAAGGGTATCTTGAAAGGCAAAATATACTCAATCAGAGTGCACGTGATGATCTCGAGGATGAGATCCAGGAGCTAGAACATCAGATTCGGTAAGTTTGGTTACACCACCACTTGTTTCCCCCAGTATACTCAAAGATGATGTGGATGAGGGCGCCTGTGATAAACAATAGCCATGGTAGGTCTAGATTTTTAAAATATTTCAGGCTATAAAAAATTCCAACAGTCATCAAGCCTATGACTACGGATTCTATGGCGACATTTGTAATCGGACGGTTCATTTATTATATTACACGAAAAAAAATATTTGTAGTTAGTATAATATGAAGAACGAAACCCAGAAGATCGCCATGTACGTGGCTCTTGGTGCTGCTATTACCATGCTCGTGCTTTACTTCTCAGGACAATTGAGGTTCATCGAAAACATGGAAGAAGAAGAAACTGAAGAATATGAGGAGGGTGAGGAGGAGGATGGTGTCGAGGCTTACGAAGAGGGTGATTCGGATTCGGACTCTGAATCGGAGGCTGAATAAATAGTAACCAGTAAAATACACTCAACCTTTTTATGAAAATACCCATTTTGATAAAAAATATACACATGTAATATACAATGGAGCCATACGCGACAGCAGCACAACCAGGACCATTAAATGGTAACCGCCCTGTAGTAAACGGGACCGATTCTTTATTTAACCAGTACAAAAACAGTATTTTATATAGTATCGGAATCATTATCGCTATTATCATCGTATCGATGATTGTCGGTAGGAGTCGGTCGTATTACAAATCGGGTGAGAAGAAGAAAGAGGATTTAAAAACCGCTGCACCCAAATCCAAGAATATCCAGGGGCGTGATATTGATATCATGGGACCATCGGTCGAAAAGCCCAAAGCTAAAAAAATGTAGACATATAATATACAATGGACGCGGGATACACGAACCAGGTACCAGAAGGCACCTTTTTTGAAAGATACAGAATGGAAATCTTTTATGGTGTACTCGTGTTGTTTTATACCATCGCCGTTGTGATGATCACACGAAGTATGATGAAAACGAAACGTAAAAGGAGACGAAAGGGGAGAAAGGGGAGAAAGGGGCGATAAAAAAAGCCTAAGTGGGTATGTTAAATGTAAACTACAAAATGAACGAAATTACTCTTACCGAGATTTTGAGCGCTCTTCAAAGTCTCCGTCAGGAGATAGCTTCTCTTAAAGGAGAGGAGAAAACACAAGTGATTTGTGAAGGTATCACGGGAAAAGGAACTCCGTGTCGTAATAAGGCTACACCAGGTTCTAAATGTTGTAAGATGCATGAGAATACCAAACCAGTGGCTGAGAAGAAGGAGCGAAAGAAGAGAGAAAAAAAAGAAGTAAAACCCAAAAAAATCCAGCCCGAGCACACACACGCGATTGGTGAGATACCGAGCGAGCCGTGTGAGTTGTGTCTAATGCATGGAGATGTTCTTGATCCTATGTTACCAAACAACGACTTTGAAGGTGATGTTATAACGGACCGTTTACGTAAACTTTTGGAAAGTCCTCCCCTTGAGTTGGCTTGAGTTGTGTGCCGTGCGCGGGGGGCGGGTGGTTCCGCGGGGGGCGATGCTGTTCGTGGGGGACACGGAGTACGGGGTGCGCGCGGCTCGGGGGGGCGCGGGGTTCAGGGATTCGGAAGTGAGTTGGTGTCACACGTAGAAGATCTTCGACAAAAGATTTTCAGAGATTCAGAAGTAAGTCAGTGTCACAA